GGCCAAGTGATTGAAGATGGAAAGTTCTCTTGGTCGCTAATGTCACGCAAGTCAGATCGGTATGTAGTCATTTCAGAAGTCATAACAACGTCACTCAAAGCATAGAAGTCTGTGGCTGCTAGTAAAGCATCACGCTTCTCACGCATATTAGCTGCAATCACTGCCGTAGCTGCTGCAACTTCTGCGTCTGTTAGATCAACAGCTTGGTGAGCTAATACCCACTCACCGCCTACTAGGGTTGGTGTCCAAACTTTAACCAAGTGCTGACCATCACCCACTGTTGGAGTGACTTCGGTCACTGGATGCACGTTAAACGCTGCCATATCAGCAACACTAGGCTGTTTAGGGAAGCTAGTGTTTGGGTTGTCTTTTCGTAGCATACCCAGTGAATAGGGGTATTGCTCTACTGTGCTGCCGTTTGCTTTAATTAATAGCATTGTGTGTTTCCTCGTCTGCTATGTTTATGGGGTTATGTCTCTGCCAGCATGAAATGGGCCGTTGACTGTGAAGTTTCCACCAGAACCTGAGTTAGTTCCTAGTGCTGCTGCGTTTTCAAACTTCATGTAAATTAGTGGGTTTGATATGTCCCCATCCTCAATCTGTTGAGTTAAATCTCTTGGGTAGCCCAGTTGGTCTACAAATTTATTGCGGTTAGCTTCTTGACTAAAATCAATATATGAATCATCTACATAAACGAAGCCAAGACTTCCATTAAACGTCTGATTGTCAGCTAATCTGTTACCAATAATAGAATCATTTTCAGATGAATCTGTTATGTTTGAATTTTGAACAATTATTCCAGACGATTTATCAGTGTAAGTTCCATCAATGACAAAATCTATAGCATCAACGGCGCCAGTTGTATCGCACGAAATCATAATGATTCCATTTGTAGCACCTCTAGCTAAACTTATCTCTAAGTGGTCTGCGCTACCATCGCCACATTTAATCTTTACCTCACTTGAAGTAAAAAAGACTTTTGAATAGACACCAGCACCAGCACCACCGCCACCCCCCACTTCAAAAATAGTAACATCGTCAGAGTAGGAGAAATTTGAATATCCAAACGCAATGGTAAATTGTTTACCCGTCGAAAGTCCTGTCAGCGAGGTATTTGTCAAGTCTGTGCTGCTGCCATTAAAATGAGCACTCCTAGCCCAAAACTCACTACCGCCCCTAGCCCCTGTATACGGCCCTGAGTTAACAGTAAAGTCTCCTCCACTACCTAAGTTGTTGCCAGCATCATTGCCTACGATTGGCAGAGCTATAAGAGGTGTAACGCTAGTGTCAGCAATTACTTTGCGTACTGAGTTAGGGCGATTGGTGTCTGAATCCCAAAATGGATTTGATGTAGCTAGGTCTGTGTAGGCAGTGTTGAAGTAGACTTCCCCAAGCTGCCCGTTCCACCATGCAGAACCTGTCCCCGAATTGCCGATGCGCCAGTTATTGAGTTGGCTCATATCTATAAGTTGATTAGTGTAGGTTTCCCATGTGACAGTTGCGGCAGTGCCGTTAAGATAAACATATCTTTTATTTGTGTCTGACAGGTCAAATGAGATTGAAACATTATTCTGCTTGTAGCCAGTGTCAACATTTAAAGATTTGTAGTCTGCGGTAGATATGTGGGCCACTAAGACTGTGATTTCGTTATTGACAATATAAATATTGTAGCTGGCTGCGTTTTGCCACACTCTTACACTATATGTGCCAGTAGCTGCGTTTCTAAACTCCATTGGAACACCTGACGACCCACCAGTGTGAACAAAATTAAAGGAGAATGTAAATTGTTTTGAGTCGGATACCCCGACTATGCTTGATCTGAATAAATAATCAGCACTACCATTAAACACACTAGCACTACAGTTATCTTGGTTAGGCCCACGCTCTGCTGTAGCTAGTACACCATTGACAGTGAAGTCACCGCCAGTGCCACTGTTAGAACCTGCTGTGGCTGCGTCAGTCATAGGCAAGTATAGGATGGGTGTAGTAGCAGACCCAGTTGGTGCGGAACCAGAAGCAGTAGATAAATCGTAAGCAGTAGATATATCGTATTGAAAAACACTGTCACCTGTATAACCAAGACTGTATATATGCTCTCCATTTGACGAGAGAGCCAACCCTTTACCATCGTTTGTTCTACCAGCCGCAATAAAAGAATTGTTAGAATATGAGGCGGTTGAAACGTCCCATGCTGTTGATAGTGTGTATTCAAAAACAGTGTCTATAGACGACACTGCACCCATTAAATATAACTTAGTACCCGAATTACCAAAAGCCATACCCACTCCAGCGGCCACTTGTGTGGAATAGCTGTAAGTCTTAGAGTTATAAGTTGCCGTACTAACATCATACGCTGTGGAAAGTGTATATTCATATATATGATTACTTATAATTATGTATAAACGAGTTCCGTTGCTTGATATAGAAACATCTTGAACTTCTGCCCCTGAACGTTGAGAAGATGTGTCAAAACTTTTAGAGGCATATGAAGCTGTGGATAAGTCAAATCCCGTAGTTAAAGTGTATTGATATATTAAGCCATTGCTGGCTTCTACAATGTACATTTTTGTACCATCGACGGAAAAAGATATCCCCGTTGGTTCTGTAGATTGAGAGGCGACACTAAATGACACTGAATTATAACTTGCACTGCTTACATCATATGCTGTAGATAAGTTATATTGATAAACTTTGTCGGTTGTTTTACCAACCATATAAAATTTAGTTCCGTCAGTAGACATAAAAACTTCTAAAGGCGTATTGTCTTGAGAACCTACATATAGCTTTGTGAGGGCGTAATTATAAACACTGCCCTGACCATCTGCTGGCTTTCCATCAGCAGTAATGAATAAACGTCTGTTGGATGTGACACTTAGATCACGATAGGTGTAGTCAAGGAATACATGGGCTGCTCTACCTTGTGCATGGCGTGAGCTATTGTTTCTAAAGATTCTGTGCTCAGGAACTGTAAAATCTATACTACCATTTGTATAGGTGTTCCACAGTGAGTCACCTGATAAAACATCGTTAACGTACAGATACCTATTTGATGTATTTGCTAAATCAACCGAAATTAAAATGTGTACAAATGTATTGATTGCAAATTTAGGGGTACTCTGTGTAAGATTTAAAATTTCAGTTCCAGCAGCGTTACGACCACTTACATCTATTCTACCTGCCGCTGTTATGTAGACGTAGAATGAAACATTTCCAGCTGGCTTTAAGCTAATAATATAATCGGAGTCTGCTAGGTCAGGCCAATAAACCCACGCACTGAAAGTAAACGTCTTACCATCAGCATTACTCGTAAGATCACTAGTTCGTGCTAAATAATCATTAGTCCCATCAAAGCTAACCGCTTCTGGCAATACTTCACCCGATACAGGGTTAGTGCCAAGTAACTTCTTTTCAATAGTCATTAAGCCATCCCTATTCCACTTGCGATTCCGTACCAAATAGTGCCACCATCTATAGTTGTGAACGTAAGCACATCAACACCACTGGCAGTCAGTGTAGGTGCAGTAGCAGCAGGCCAATCTACTGAGGTAGGCCATGTGATCGCAGCACTACCACCATTCGTAACTATCATGGTAAATGAGCCAGCAGTGCCAGAAGCAGGAGGATTCGTGAATGTTACTGTCTGTCCACCTGATAGGGTATAGGTGAATACGTTACCTAGCTCTAGGTCTACTGCGTGTGCAGCCATAGCTACCTTTGTTTCTGCGTAGTCCTTTAGCACTGGACGCTGTACAATCTGGTCAGACATATTGACTAAGCCAGACATAGTGCCACCAGCCTTCGGTAATGCTGCATCTGCTGTTACTCCGTCTGCTGCTACATCACGACCATCAAATGTTGAGTTAGTCGTAATGGCTCCTGTCATAATGCCACCAGCCTTTGGTAATGCTGCGTCTGCCGTTGTGGTAGTAGAGGTTAAGATACCATCACGTGTAGCTACGTCTACTCCATCTATTGTAGAGTTAGTTGCTAAAGCGCCTGTAAGAGTTCCACCAGATAGTGGTAAAAACCCTGCACGTGGTATAGTAAGGCCAGCATTGCCGCTACCATCCTCAGGTGTTAAAGTGACTGAGCCATTAGCACTGTTTAATTTGATTGACATAATATTAGACCTTTAAAGTGATTTCTGCGTTTCGTAATAATGGACTTCAAGTACACTAGATAAGGGAACAGTAAGAACTACTCCATGATTAACTACAAAGTTTGAACCTGTGTTGTAATACGTATTATTATCTAAAACCAGACTTGACGATATAGTTCTGTTAGTCCATGCAGCAGGTTCAAACACTGTTGTAGGAGACACTACTTGCCAAGTAGAACCATTGTAAACTTTAGTAGTATTGGCAACAGTATTGAAGTACAAATCACCTGTTGATAAGTTTGAATTAGGGTCGGCATTTAACGCCCCGTGGAATATTCCTTGGAATGTACTTAAAGAACTAGCTGCTGCTGTAGCTGACGTAGCTGCATTACCTGCGCTAGTGGACGCCTCAGATGCTTTAGTAGTTGCAGTGTCAGCTTTAGTAGTTGCAAGGTTTGCTTTAGTAGTAGCTGTGGCTGCTGACGTAGAAGCTTCACTAGCCTTAGTTGTTGCAGTAGAGGCAGATGTAGAACCTTCACTAGCTTTAGTTGTTGCTGTGGAAGCAGAAGATGCTGCTGCCGTAGCTGAGTTTGCTGATGCCGTAGCACTACTGGCTGCTGCACTAGCACTGTTGGCTGCTGCTGTCTGACTAGAAGATGCAGCAGAGGCTTTATTTGTAGCTATGGTTCCTTGTGCTACTGCTGTGTCTTTACTGGTAGCTGCTGCTGTAGCACTTAAGGCGCCTTGTGTAGCTGCGTTAGCTGCTGCTGTAGCTGAACCTGCTACTGTTGATTCACTGTTTGCCGCAGTAGTAGCACTATTAGCTGCTGCTGTAGCTGAATTAGCGGCATCTATTGCCTTTTGTGTTATTTCGTTAAGAGTGGAGTCTTGTGTCGAGTCACCTGACCCTCCTATACCACGATATATTGCCATATTTGCACCACTTTAAGAATTTTAATAAATAAAAAGGGAACCGCAGTTCCCCTTTAGTGTTACTTATAGTAGTTAACCATTCACTGCTAACATGAATCCTGTCTCAGGACGTAGTACCTGAGTACCATATAAGCGGTCAGCAGTATACAAGGTTCCTAAGAACTCTTGCTTGTACTGTGTCTGTGAACGTACACCTTGTTGCTCTGCAAGTACCATAGTATCCTTATGGCCCATTAGTGCGCCACGGATAATACCACCAGCAGTTGCTCCGTTTTGAGCCGCAGTCTCAAGAGTAGGACAGTTAGTAGACACATAAATGTCAATACCATACAACTCACCGATCTTACCATTAACAACGCCTTGACCATTAACAAAGTCAGAGCTAACGTAGCGATCAATACCCATGATGCTGTTACGTAGTGCAGGTGGAATAACTAAGAAGCGTCCGTCCATAGGTGCGTCTGCATCATCCAACTTCTGTACCATGTCACGTAGGAAGCTATCAGCAAATACGTCAGCAGGGATAACCTGATCTGCTGCATATACTGTAGTGCCAGAAGTAGCATCATTGTAGAATGTAGCACTGGTAATAAAGTTAGAACCATCACCATCACCAAAAGACTTACCAAGGGTAAATAGATCATCATCTACTTGCTTACCTAAGGCATAGCCAGCATCACCAGTATAGAACTGACGTAGTGAAGCAAGTGCTTGTACCTCAGTAATATCTTCGATCATACGTGAGTATTCAAAGTGCTTGTTAATAGTTACCAAAACTTCTGTTTCTGTAGCGTTCTGAATAGTAACTGCTGTGTTTTCTGCTTTAGCATTAGCAACACCACGGGTAGGCTTAGGGATATGAATAGTATCGCCTTTCTTACCTTGCATTGCAATTTTTTTAGTTAAAGGTGCAAGTACAAGTGATTTCTCATACGCTGCAATTACTTCGTCAGACCAAATTTCGGGGATGAACTTTGCTGCTGATGTGTTGTCTACAATACCGCCCGTGGCGGGATATGTGGAAGTAGCCATTTTTAATTACTCTCTATAGTTAGGTTATTTGACCCTTTTCTCAGCGTATGCTAGTGTAATATCGTCTGAGAGTGCTAAATAGCGTTCTGGGTCTGTTTTCATAAGTTTAATAATGTCAGTTCGTCTATAGATTTTCTTGGAAGTACCTGAGTCGGGATTGCCACGTGTGTAGCCATTCGACCCCTCTTTGACAGCTTTCTGCCTTCCTGCTTTTTCTGCTTGAAGTGTTTGATTAATAGAGCCAGCACGATCTTTCCATAACGAGAAAAGTTCACTTGCTGCTTCCATATCAAAATGTTGGTCTGCCTGTACAAACATACGAGTCCTAATCTTAGAAGCTTGAATCCACTCAGCAAACCTAGGGTCTTTTACAATCTCAGGTATTTCTGGGTGGTCTTTTTGAAGAATTGCCATAGACGTTTGTTGTTTATACGCACGTGTAGATTCTTCTGCTGCTTTTACTGATGGATGATTCTCGATTGCTTTACTGATAGCCTTTTCTGGGTCAGAATAAAAATCTATGTCTTCATCTGTGTCATTAGCCGTTTGTGCTGGCTTCTGATCGTTGAGTTGTGTGTTGATATAACTATCGACTACTTTACGTAAGTCACCTACTTCTGAGCTTTGGCGACCTAGGAGCTTTTCAGCTTCTTGGTGCATCCGTACTACATCTTCAAGTGATTTACCATTGTACTTATCTGGGACTGCCTCAGTTTCACTTGACTCTAGGTTTTCCTCTTGCAAAGGTTCCGTAGTTTCTTGTGTATTTTGAGCCATATCATCTAAGCTATCAAAACGCTCGTTTTTAAAGTCCTCTTCGTTTTCGAGGATAACTGCTGCCATATTAAACTCCGTACCTTAGTATTGTGGAGAAGTGATTAAAAATGAAAGCTTCCTAAGACTAGGAGTTGGCTTTCTCTGCTTGCACTCTACCTCGCTCATGGTCTTTAACCCATTTTAGAGTTGCTCCAGCAAAGTCGCCAGAGAAAGGTTCTAAAGAAGAACGTGGAGAGGAAAGTTGTCTGGTTGCTAAGGCACTACAGGACTTACATTTCTGTGTGTCTGGTGAGCCTTTAACCATGTGTTCGTTGATGTGTCCTAGTGTGCATTTGTAATCGTACATTTTATACATTAGCATCTTCACTCAAGGACTCTTGTCCACGTAGATTAGTTTCTTCTAGTTGAAGAAGAGTGCCAAGAATATTAAGTTGTCCCTTACGGAAGTAAAGGTCTTCAATAGTCTTAACCTGTTCTACAGAGTCAATGTTAGGAACTTGTAGTTTTAAGTCTTTAATTAGTAAACCCCAACCTTCCATGCGGAAGAGGTCATTCATCTGCCTAAAGTAAACTTCTAATTCGTTATCTGTCATTTATACTACCTATTATACCATGTTTTTAACAAAAAGTCAAGATTTTTCTTTACTTTTCTTAGAAAGTGTGGTATTAGAGGCCACTAGGGACTCTAATGTTTCCATTTGCCCCTCTAGCTTGGTTATTTTGTTCAAAAGCTTGCTGTAGCTCTCGTTGATTTGCTCCACTACTTGCTGGAGGTCGCGTTGAGATACCATTTTGCTGTCCTTGTGATTTTAAAGTAATTTCTTTATCTTTTAAGATACGATCTGCAACTGCAAGCCTACGTTCAAACTCACGATCATCATTTTCACCATCCTTTAGGTTAGTAGTGATAGCTCTGATACGATCAATCTCCATTTCTTGTGGTATAGCCTGAGCTTCTACCATAAGTTTCTGTGCCCTAGCCTTAGATTCCTCAGCTTGTGAAGATAAGGCGGCTGTTTGTGACGCTTGGAACGCTAATTCAGCTTGTCGAGTCTCTTCACCTGCTTTCTGCTGCTCTGGTGTAGGTTGAGAAGCTTTATCAATTAAACCTATTAACTCTTCCCTGTTGGCAACATTCATATTATCAACAATAGACTTAAGCATGACAGGGTAGTAAGGTGTATCCTTACCCATTGTCTGTAATAGTTGTACTAACTGGCTTACCTCATACTCCCTAGCAATAATACCTAAGGAGCTAGTTGCATTAAATTTATAGTCACTAACAGGGTAAAGCTCAGGCTCATACTGCATATAACGCCAAGCAGCCTTAGATACGAAAGGTATCAAGAAAGACTCTTGGAAGTTAATCAAGGTGCGCTTGTGTCGCTTAATGATTGCACCTAGAGACATTGAAATGCCAGCAGCAGTCGCCTCACCATTTATAGAACCTCCAACACCAGAAGAGTCTACGGCACCTGTCGATTGTTGAACCATAGTCTGTAGTGCTTGAGCCTGAGCAAAAGTTATTTGGCTTACGTTGCCAAAGTTGAATGGGTTGATAATCTCTTTAGGGTCACCATTGGTTAGTAGTATCTTACCAGCACGAATCTCTGGCTTAGTGCCCCTAGGGATGCGTGTAGCGTCCATAGCAAGCATAGGGTGTACTGTGAGTGCTAGGGCGTCTATACGTGCCCGTAGCTCTGCGTCTAGGGCTTTCTGGCTGTTGTATCCTTTCTCACAGACACCTCGACCATAGAAACGACTAGGCACTACGTCCCAAGGAAACGCCACTACTGGTCGATCTTTCATCATGTAAGGGCTTGGCTCGGCCTTGAGTAAGACAGACTCGTTACCTAGTATTACAATAGCTTCAATGTAGTAGCTTTCTTTTTCATCTTCTTCTAACTCATAGTCTAACTCTTGCTCAAGTAAGTGACGAGGTACTAGACCATAATACTTTGTAAGCCTAACCTTATCATCCTGATGTACAGTTAGCTCACTATCAGGCTCTAAGTCAAAGTCTTCACTAGCGTTGCCTATGTAACCTTCTCGGTAGACTCCTTGCTCTTGTAGTTGCTCTACTAAGTGAGAACTGACAAACTCGTCAATGGCTACACCTAAGGCCTCTT